TTTCCAGTCGAGCGCCAGCACACCGTCTTGATACAGATTAACGAGCCAGCGTTTGAACTGGATGAATTCAATATCTCGGTCGTTGTGGAACACATCGATAGAAACACGGAAATGAAACATATGACGATGAGGGCTAGCCAAAAACGATACATCATATTCTCCTGCGGTATTCAAGTTGGGGTCTGTGGCTGCCGCTGGATAGCAGTGGATGCCTTCTTTTTCAAACGTGACCCAAATCTGTCGTTGGGCCGCGGCCATTATTCTATCTACTACTGCACGTTGTTCTTGATTCATGTTATTCAAAGTCAAAGAGTTTAAGAGAATCTCTCATAGAAGAGATGATGAGTATTTGCTTCATTGCTGTATTAGTGATACGATATCTGTAGGAGTTAGGATGATTAAACCCATCAAATACCGCCCACCTGTTACTACTAGTAATAGTTTTTGTACGCACACCTGCAACAAGTTGCCGGCGTAAATCTTCATAAGCATCTTTTAGTTTGCTTTGAATTTCTGGTAAGGCCATATCTACAATTTTTACATCGGCAACTTCTCTAAATACCGGATCCCATGTTACTTGATTTTGATTTTGTACCTTAGGATAAAAACCGGTTTCTTCCCAAACAGGGGTAGCAATAATATCGGAAATGGTCATCGACCCAACGGTATGATTGGCATTACTGCCTTTCTTACGAGTCTTGTTATCAATGTTATATTCGGGCATGTCGACACGACCTTTGGAATCGATTGTGTGACCCTTACGCATCATTTCTGCGTCTACCCATTGTCCTACATCACAGTCATTACGTACTTCCGGTAATGGTGCAAGTTTTTCAATGTTATCTTTAATAACACTTACTCGGGCTTGTTTCATTTGATTACTTCGTCTTTAGTGTACTTCGACCAATCCGTAAATACCTTACGGTCCCTTAATTCATGTAAACTGTGACACCAAATACCTGGGTTAGTAGCCGCATAGTCTTTGTCATCGAGCTTAATTGTAGCATTATATCCCAGCAGTTGTATATAGGGCAATTTCACCGAAATCATTGGGATAAAGTTATTGAATTCTGTCAATCGACCACTGGTTATCTGTTCTACGTTAGCAACATCAAAGTCTAAGGTACATAACCAACCTGCTTCTAAGCAGTCAGTGATCATCATTTCCCAATCCTGCATTTCATCTGAGTCCATATCCGACTGAGGAAAACTTTGATTAGCACCAAAATAAATGTGTGTGCAATTATTGTTTTTAGCTTCTTGCTGAATAATTTGACTGTCTTGAATACCAACCACAAACAGAGTTTGATGCCCAAATGCTGGTGAGTGTTCAACTTCTGTGCCAGTAAAAAATTCTATTTCATCGTGCCCAGGTCTATCCATTTGCTTTTTGCTCTCTAAATTCTAATTCAGATTTAAGTTTAACAATATTATCTTTAATATGCAACCTTTGTTGTTTCAATTTATGTAGATGCTCGTCATTAAATTTGCCTGTAGATTCCATGCCATCAATCTTTTTATCGATCTCTGCGTGTTCTTTTTCTAAATGTGCAATACGTCCTAAGAGTGTCATTCTTCCCCCAAATGATCAAGTTTAGTTTCATCAAATCCAGAATCATCAATATGATGTTCTTCTTCCTCGTCTACTTCGCCTTCTACTACAAATAACTGGTCAAACATAGCGGAACCATTAATGGCTTTTGTACCTTTATTTCCACGGGTACCAATGATTTCAGTCCAGTACTTACTGTAGCCATCAACAATCTCCATACTTTTTTCTTTAGTGGGTGCTGCAAAGATACTTTCTACAATATCTTCAAAGTATTCGCCACCGGGACCTGAGCTACGCATCATAGCAGGATGTTCCCCAAGATCAAATCTACGATTAGCTTCTTGTACTGCGGTTAAGTGTTGATAAACATTATGTCCCATCAATAGTGCATAACTGAAACTATCCCAACTGGTCTTACCCCATTTGCCATTCTTATTCATGTCAGGCAGTACATCATACATGTCAGGGTCTTTAAAGTTTTCTTCGGTGAGTGTAACACCTGCTTTAGGAACACCTGGTTTATAGATACAGATGTCTTTCATAGTTAATAAATCACTAACAGGTGATTCTTGCCAAACATCATAGATTTTGTCTTGTATTACCCCATCTGACCATTTACGTGTGTCTGTAGCATACTTTTTATCATCTGCTGATGGTGCCATGCGATACGACCATTTGCCGTTGTTAGGGAATGTATTTTCGTGATAAACCTGTCCGTTAGCAGTTGCTAAGAAAGGACTAGCACAGTCAAAACTAATTGTAAAATTAGGATTGACATGACGGCGCACAGCACGTTGAATAACAGTAAGTAGTACTGCCCACTCTAATTTACTTGTACCTAGGAAGTGCATCCAATCGTGAACGCCTTCTTGTAGTAAGTTATCATAACGTAGGGACACTAAACGACGCAGGACCAAGTGTACATCACACATGTTCTGACCACCCATGGCCCAACCATCAAAGTGCGTATCTGGATATTTCACAGGATCGCAGTAGTCCTTCATAATGTCATACCAGCGATCAGCGTCGGGATGATTACTGCCCTGTAGAACATTTAAGAATCTTGTACCGCCATTCTTAACACCCTTACGATGTTTCATAAAGTATTCGTTATTGTATTTGGTAGCTTCAACTGCTTGCGTTAGTGTGCGAATACCACACTTAGCACTGGCTTCTTTATCGTGGATTACCCAACTTGGGATATCCAAAATCATTCCATAGTCAGCAACACCATCTAACCATTTGAGTACAGCATCGCGCTTGGCCTGTGCTTTGGGACAACCTGAGTTGGCTTTCCAATCACCTTCCCATAGGCCTTTACCAATTTGGAACCCACCAGAGTCACCTAAGATCAGTGTGTTAGGATCTCGATTACGAACCATGTCTTCGCACCAATCTTGTTTATTCAGGTCGAGGTTTGCGTGGCCACCGGAGTAAAGCGACCACTTATAAGGAAACAAACCTTTATTAGCATCAAGCCAATTAAGTTGTTCCATATCTGTTAAGCCCTGCGGGAAACGTGCAGGATCTACATAAGGACCATTTATAGGGTCACGTTGCTTACCTATAAATGTAGCATAGAAACCACTAATAGCCGGAAGAAACACAGCATAGTCGTTTTGTTTAGCGGTTAAGTTGTCTTGCGTCATATTAATAATGTTATCCAGCAAAGAAGTTTACTGACTCAATAAGATCATAATCTTTAGTGTAATGCTGTTTGATCTTATTGAGGTATTTAGGGTTGTCTAATAATGTAGAAAATATTTTTTTAAATGTTGCACGTCGGGTATCGCCATCTTCTCGATTTTCTGTAGTGTGCTGGTAATTATAACTGGCATATTTGTTTGGTATTCCTTGATTTCTAAGGAACTGTTGAAAATATAATCTATAATCCAAATTACAGTAGAAAAAAGTTGTGCGAGTTGGATCAAGTCCTTCTATAAAATATATCTGTTTTTCTGTATGGTCATCGAATGTCACTTGATCCATTATTAAATCAAAAAATGCTTGATTAAATTGCGTTGTGTCGATATCTCTATGATACAATGTAAAATATTCACATACGCCACTTAACCAACGTTCCACGGGATCTCGTAGCACCACCATGGCATGTTTATGATATAAATGATCCCAGTGGTAGTTGTAAAACTCCCAGCCGAGATCTTTTAAGTTGGGCTTAGTCCATGAGCTAGCGCATTTGGGAATGTTAACATACATAAGGTCACTATCTGGCTTGCTCATGCAAGTACCAAACGTATGACCTTTAGGTTCCCAATGTTGATGAAATAGCATTACTTAGTTTGTGCTGGTAACATATAGTGATATACAGCTAGACCAGAGTCTACAGTAATACAAGCAACACCTTCATCACTGATCTTAAATGTTTTATCTCCAGGTAAACTCAAAATGCTGTTAACAACTGACACAGGCCAATTTAACTGTTTAGTCAGTGTACCTGAAGTTGTGGCAAATGTAAATGATCCTGCATGTGACGAATGATCACCAAAGAAAAACTTTAGTTCGCCGTTTTCTGTGCGGCTAGAAAATACAGTAGCATCTGAGTGTGCTTGGCTTTGGAATTTAAGTTTTTGAATACTTAGTGCAGTTGGCACTACTTCAACAGCCCACTTAACCTGTTTCATTTTAACATTCTTAAGTTGGTCATTGATAACAGCAGTACTCATAAAACGATAATCGTTTTTAAAGTCACCAGATTCGTTTACAAAACTAATACCACTTGGCACATCTGTACCATCGCTGTCTTTTTGTGTGCTAACAGTAATTTTAGCATTATCCTTATACACTGGCAAGTTAAGAATTGTATTCAAACGATCTAAATTTGGCATACCAAATACACCGACAAATTCAGCAACAGGTGCTTTAAAGTCAGCATTTAGTACTACGGTTTTAGTAGCTTGGTCAAAGGCATTGATCGAAGTACTGGTTTTATCGCCAGTGATCTTGATCATATTAATAACACCCAAGCCATAGGTGTGTTGTACAATATCTTTTAAATAGTCAATCATTTATATTCTCCATAAGTGTAGTAAGTTTAAAGTAATATTTAGAAAAAGTCAAACGGTAATTCTTTTTATTTCGCCCAATACCTGATGGGCTTTAACTGTTTCAAGTGTGCCGGGTTTGGCAATCTCAATCCAGGTAATAGTTTCAAAATCAAATTCTTTAGTGATATTGTAGCCCAGACTTTCGCACAGGGGAATCAATAAAGATTTTGGCATATAGCTTTGAGCAAAGTTTTCGGCCATACCTGCACCAACGGGCGTATCACCATCATTATAGCTGAACATAAATGTACCACCCGGTCTCAATAGATCAAATACTTGACGCAGATACAATTTCATAGTATCAAGACTTACATAGTTAAAATAACCCCAACTAAAAATAAAAGCCATTTGACCCTGGGGAAGTGCTGATAGAATATGATTATTCAGGGGATACTTGCGTAAACGATTTTGATAAGATTCAGGAAATCTATTATTGGTACTGTCTAAAAACTCTGCGTGACGATCTACAATATATAGTGGATCAGCAGCAACCATGTGTTGTGTCCATTCACCGTCACGGCATCCGATTTCTAATGCAGGATATTTCCAATTGCTGTATAAAAGAATACGTTGCTTGACAATTTCTTCTACATCGGAACGCACAAAAATTCTGCGACTATTTCTCACATAATCAACAGTACCATAGCGTTCTTCTAGTTCGTAATTGTTAGCAAAAAGAGTGCGTGTTATACTAGTGATCTCTTGATCGATATCAGCTAGTCGAGCTGTTGCATCATCCACTGGTGCATTGACTTGATCAATTAACTGATCATAAGTGTCTACTAAACTATCAATATAGTTACTATATTCTTCGCTTAGGACAGGAACCTGAAGTTTGATGTTAGATAGTCGAGATCTTAGGCTAAACAGTTCGTTGACAACTGAATCTGTTGTTAGATTCTGTTTTAGTGCTTTTCGAAGTAGTACAAGATCGTGTAGATGCATTTTATTCGAACGTAAACAAATCGTCAAAGGTTGTTTTAATATCTGTACTTTCAGCAATACGCCACTCTAGTACACCCAACAAGTTTTCTACCTTTTGATCTACAATAGTTGATTCCATAGTTGAATCATCAAATGGTAACTCTTTAAACCACGCAGGAATATGTGTTTCATCTGTGGGATAGCCTACACTAGTAAGTCCCAGTGGATTATCCTTTAGCTTACATACAATAGTTTTCATACCATCAACAATGGCAGTACTATAGTTGTCGCCATGCATCTTTTTAAGACGATTCCAGTTCATTGCAGCACGAACGTGTCCTGGCATGTTAGCTTTGCCTAGACGTTCTTCTTCTGCCGTATATTTTGTTAAGTTATTAACACGTTTAGGTGTGCCTTTTTCCCAAGCTGGTCGATCAGCAAATTTAAGTTTAAACTCGCGAACCTTTTCAATAACACTTTCCTGCGTTGCGCCGGTTAATACGTCCATTAACAAATCACTTAAGAAGTCCTGCACTACCTTAGGAGTATCTGAACGCTTAAGGTCTAAGCCCATGGCCTTCATCTTACCTGGCTTGCCGTGTGTGTCTAAGCGCACACCTTCCATGTCGTAGATTAGTACACCATAGCGTTTCTTCTTGATGAATAGTCCCTTTGATGCAACCATTTCACGACCGCCTTTGATGATTGAACCCATCTCTCTAGGGCAATGGCAAGCACGTTCCATAAACCCTGGGAAGCTATCATTTACTGAATCGGCAATGGTATCATATAACTGTACACAGATTTCTCTGTTCCACTCCATGCGTCCTGATTCTACTTCCTCTTTGATTTGCGGCCAGGCTGAGAAATAGACCGAGTCCGTGTCTCCGTATATGACCGCTTTACCCACGTGGTCGTACTCACCGGTGATAGCTTCGTTGACATGCGAGTCCATGTGTTTGGCAATGATACGACCCGTAAGTGTCGTACTTTGGCCAATGCGCTGGTCAAAGAAGCGACAGCCCGGATTGAGGATCGCCCCGTAAAGCGAGTTGAGGTTAATTTTTTTGACAAGTTGCCTTTTGTCCCAGAACGCTGTGTCTTCCGGAGTTTCTGCGGCTTTCTTTTTAGCTTGCATTTCTTTTCGTTCAGCATACCATCTCTCCAATAATCCAGGAATAATACCTTTCATATCATATTTAAATATTGTTCCGTTAGCACTGAATGTCCAAGGTTGATTACTATCAAATACCAATCGCCACACATCTGCGGCTGACATTACATCACTGGAACCATCTTCCCAGTCTATGGTAATCTCTGTGCCTTGGTCCATGTTCATCACTGCTTGATACTCTAAGCTACCAAACATGTTTTCCCAAGCATCAGCAAAACTACTACCACTGGCCATCTTTTCCTTGATGTAGTGATCAGTCATTACCGGACGTAACTGTCCTACGATTGTTTCTGGACCCATGTTAAGAGCACGGATCGCTGATGGGTAGAGCGAGTTGATGTCAATGGCGCCGATGTATTCGTGCATACCTTTTTTGGGATAAGCAACATAGGCACCTGCGGCTTGCGTGTTTCCTTGGTCATCTCTAGATCTCCTGTTAGGCACAACCATGTTACGGCTGTGTGCTTCATTAATAATAGCTTGTTCGGTTACGGCTACAGCACCCATAGTTGTTTGTAGCAATACTGTATTATCATGTGCAAGTTCATTGGCCAAGTCTAAGAAACGTAATTTCTTATCTAGTTTGGCCAACAACATAGTATCTTGACGATTATAGTCAATGAACTTAGGAAAATCTCGATTGTATAGTTGATCTAGGGTACCATCGTATGCAACCTTAGATCCAACTTCTTCATATTCGCCAATAGCGTCTAATGAATAGCTATGGCGTTCTTCATAGGTATACTTACGATACAGTTGCATGTAATCTAAGTGTACCCGACCCAACAAATCAAATGTTAAGTTTTCTGCTCCAAAACGTTCGAATGTACGTTGCTTGGGCATCTGTCCCCATAGGCATAGTCTACGTGTGTCATCTTTTGATAGCACACGAGTAATACGCATAACGGTATATGGGATATCAAAACCTTCACTATTCCAACCTGACAAAATATCTGCGTCTTGGATTAAGTCTAGGAACGTGTTGAGCATGTCTTCTTCACGTTCAAACAAGTAACAGTCTGTGAACTGATTGCAAATTTCTTGTGCGGTTTCCCATGAATAGCTCTTAGGCGGAACTACTAAGGTAACTAACTTATCCATCCAGTCTAGATAAACTGATATGCTAGTAATAGGATTAAATGGATCTTCAGGTTTAGAGTAGCCACGTACTGGATCAAAGTCGACCTCAATGTCGAAAAAGGCTGTTTGTAGTTTGGGGGAATCTACACCTAAGTAATTTTCTTCTAGACAACGGAAAATGGGATTAATATCTGATTCCCAAAGGCCTTTACCAGAATTAATACGTAGTTCTTTGTGGAATTCTTTTGAGTTGCGTGTAGCAAAACGTGTTACAGGCGTGTCAAAAATAGTGCGGAACTTACCGCGAGGGTCATCGTAATAGAATACATAGTTAGCTGGATATTCGCGATATACACGTTCTCCATTTACACGTTCTACTACATGAATGCGATCTTTGTCGCGATCAAATAATGCGTCAATATAACTCATAAATCTCCAATGTGTAATTTCGAGCTTACACTCACTCTACATGCTGATTAAGTCAGCGACTCTATTAATATTTACTCCTAACAGTATAGCAGTTAAATATTAGTATGTCAAACATTTCACGACTCATTTCTTTTGGTTCTAGTCCTATAGCTGGCTTTGATCTTCCTGTGGCAAATTCATCATTTGCAAATATTATAGCACAACGATTGGGTTTAAGCTACCTTTGTCTTGCTAAAGCAATAGCATCAAATACCAAAATTGTTCGCAAGATTGTAACCTATGATGGCTATGCCAACGATGCTGTAATAGTCATGTGGACCAGCGTAAATCGATATGAGTTTAAAACCATGCAAGGCTGGCGCAACTATGCACAAATGGACGCTGACAAGTCTGGGTCAAATTTTATAAAAGAATGGTTTGCGGGACCAGCTAGTTTAGAATACACAGAACTGTTTACTAGTCTTAAAGAGATTCTGTTGGCACAACAATTTTTAGAATCTCGATCGATACCTTATGTATTTTTAATTGACAATGATCAAATACCTGCGAGTCGTACTTTTAATTCCGATGATTTGTACATCAATAATTTAAAAGGTATGATTAACTGGGATAAGTTTTTGACCTTCGACAATCAAGGATTCATGCCCTGGGCGAGATCTAAAGGATTTGAATTTACATCAACCTCAAGTCCCCACCCAAGCACAGATGCACATCAGGCCGCGGCTGAATATGTTCTTGCTAGTGGGAAAGTAACATTCTAGCTAGGCCCACGCTGTCTATAGTTACTAAGAAAGCATAGTTAGCCAGTAGGCCAAAGCTACCGCGTGTATAACAGGTCCAGGCCGCGGCACAACACCCACTGATAAAAATTGAGTATAACGGAATAACTGGAACTGTGGGAACAGTAGCAGCAAAAATAATAGCACTGATAACGCTACAGGCCCAGCTGAATAACTCAGCGCAGAAACGCAGGGGATATTCCCGAAAGTCTCTGCGTATATATTCAATAGTTCCGTTAAAGATTTCTATCAAAGTGTTTTACCTACTGTTTCGAGAATTGTATTCAATTCATCGTGGTCTTGATTAGTTTCACCTAGCTTAGATTTTTGTGCAATCTTAATAGCTTTTTTAAGAATAGCTGGTTTGATTTCCATTTCTTCAGCAATGGCTTTTACTGTATCGTTAAGTCCTGCATTAAGGTCTTCAATTTCTTGAAGTACTGCCATACCTTCGTTGATAATTTGAGTTAGTTTTAGTTTTTGCTCATTGCTAAACATACGTGCTGACATTGGAATCTCCTTGTTAATTGAATTATTATACAGTATTTAATTGTGTAGAGCAAGAGACTTTTAGAAAAATTGCTCACTTTAGAAAGTTTCGGGCACGACTCCGAAATGGTTCCAGGCCAGCAGCCGGCCACACCGCCGTTACAAGTAACGGGTCCTAAGGGTGTTTGGTTTTATTTTGGTCTTCTTTGTGTGTAGTCATCCAATGACGAATAAAATTGTGGATCTTTTGCTGTTTGCGGCCAGGTGTTGGTTTTTTGTAAATTACGGTGAGCTGCGTATGAATAAACATCCTTTGCAATATTGACATACTGTTGTAAAGTTAAATTGCTTTTTCCTTTGTTAATAATCCAAAGAACCCAAACAACATTTCCTGGTTTATATCCGCCGCCTGGGTTGATTTGATCAGGACTAGGGCTAGTCCACTCGCCGGCAGCTTTCAAAAACCCTTTTCCTATACTGGCACCAAACGGCAAACCACTGTAAGCACAACGTTCCTGCTGTAAGTCGTGAAAAATATACCAGGCTTGCTCGATATCAAATTCTATTCCAGCTTTTTGACGTCCTAACATTCCTTGAATACTTTGTGCCCAATACTGATGCACGGTACTGTTTGGGTTAAACCCTTTACTTACAATTGATGTAATTTGCTGGTCCCATACCTGTGATGTTGGAATCCTAACAGGTTCCGTTGCTCCAGGTAACAAACTAGCTACATTTGAAGGGGGCACTTTAGTTGACGCCAACAAAACTTTTTTTAATGTTGAAATATTTCCTAAGACATGTTCGCAAAGACTTATAAAACTTGCCTGCGGCATATTCATTTTTACTGAATTTACACACCAACGAACAAACTGCACATTGTTGGCGGTATATCCAGCTGCAGGATTGATTTGATCGGCACTGATCATGTCCCAGTTGCCGGCTCTCTCAAAACTAAATGGTTTACCTGTTAGAGCACACACTTGGCCTTGTCTTTGGAATATTGCCCAGGCTTCTTCTAACGACATTTGTGCTTTTTTGCGAAGGGTTGATCGCCAGAAATTTACAAACTGCACGTGTATAGGGTTGTTTGCATCGTACCCAGCAGTTCTGGCGGTATATGGATTGGCTTCGACAATTTCAAACGTTTTCATACTGGTTTCTTATAAATACCTAGTGCGGTAACAGTACAGCGTGATGCATCAAAGAACCCGAGGATTTCCTGTACTTCCCCTCTGGGCAACAACGAATTGGCAGACGAGCTTTGTAGTGCATCGCCGCACACTTATTTTTTTTTACGCCCTTGGCAATGGGCACGTTGACTAAATCCTTTTGGGTGTGAACAATCAATACTGCGTTTGTATTTTTTAGACCATTTTTCATCTAAGACTGATTCATTTTTAGAACGACCAGATTTCATATTAGCACACCAATGATACATCTTGGCACGTTCGCCTGAGGCACGTTTGGCTTTGGCACGTAGACTGGTCACACTACCTTTACAGCTGGCGCCTGCACGTTTGACACGCCCTGGACGACTTTTGCCTTTGACCTTGCCGTCGTGAAAGTTTTCTTTTAAGAATGTATCAGCTAGTCGTTTGCACAATTCTCGTAGTTTTGCGTTGTCTGTTTCTATGCTATCGTCGTGATCTTGTGTAGGATCTTTATATCCGCAATAGACGTGCTCTATGCCTGCATCAGCAATTATATCTTCACAACTTTCGCCAGACCGGTCATTCATTGGACGATTACAAGGACTTAAGGTAGTAACAATTATACATTCTGGAGTAATATCACCGTAAGCATCAATGGCTGCACGTTCAGCATGTACATATTTGTCATCAATTTTATAACTAGTACGGCAAACTTTTTGACCTTCGGGACCTAATACACAAGCACCAACCATGCCATAATGGTCATTGTCTTTTTCTTGATTGTCAAGAACTAACTCGCATAATTCAGCAAGTATAGCATCTAATTCTTCTCGGGGATCACTAGACGGGGCTGTAAGGATTTCTTGGATAATCACTATTGTCGCCCTCGGCTTGTTCGGGATAAACTGGATATTCGTTCATTCTGGATTTTCTTCGCTGTAGTTACGCATGATAACACCAGCAGTAGCATTAGCATCATTTTCTTCGTCACTGCCAGTGACTCCAGAATCTGGACCTAATTTGTTTTCTTGATCTTGTTTATAGTGTACTAGTTCGTGTGCTAGTGTACGGAATACATCTTTTGGGTGACGACCTTTTGACACTAGATAAATTGTTTTTTCTTCTGGTTTGTAAGCACCAAATGTTAGGCCTTCTGCATCAGGAACCTTAGTAACTACATCAATACGTGGGTGCTCGTCAATACCCAAATGGTCACAGGCAAACTTAACAAAGTTTGGCAATTGACTGTGTATTGGATCAACTACTTCGAAGATTTTCATTTTTTCGTTTTAAGTTGTATAGCACCAACTCGACGTGTTGGACTTGTTTTGTTTACTGTGTCTACTTCATCTGAGCCGTCTGGTGTAAGTTGTGTGTGATTAGCTTCCCAACCAAATGCTTTAGCAGCTTGATCTAAAATCTTACGCTCGCCTTCACTGTAGGCCACAGCAACAAGACTTTGTCCATTTGGACCATCTTTTTTTGGCTCGTGTTCATATTTGCCATCTGGTGCACCAGCACCACCTAAGAAGTAAGCAGCAAAACGCCAGGGGTGATATGGACTAGAGTTATCTAGCTTATGGTGACTACGCATACCCGGTGTAGCACTTTGATGGCTATCTGGAATACCGTCGTTGTCCTGATCCTTTATATCTTCGGTGATAATTTCGTTTATTTTCATTTTGTAGTAGCCCTTAACATCCATGCATGTTTTTGGAACGCATCCATACGTTCTGCTAGGAAGTTTGAGAAGCCATGCTGTCCTTCTGCTTCAGCTAGATCATAAACACGTTTAAGAATTTTAACCATGTTTTCTGCATCTGCTAGCAATTCATCAACCATTGCTATGCCAGGCATAACTTCAGTTTCATCTTCAATACGTGTTAGTACACTAAAGCGACTATTGCTACCGGGAGCATAACCGCCTAAGCTACGAATCTTTTCTGCAAATTCATCTACTGTACCGTAAACTTCTGAATAGATAGTTTCAAATAGACTATGTAGTTCTTGGAAGTTGATGCCTTCTACGTTCCAATGAAAGAAATGTGCTTTCAAATAGAAAGTATATTGACTAGCAAATCCAATCTTAGCGGCTTTGATTAACTGTTCCATGTTATTCCTTGTTTGGTACGCAGTTATTTACACGCACTCCACCTTTGACTTTGGTCTTAGGTGTGCCAATGTGTTTGCCTGACCAGCACTTAGGATCTAATCGTGTTTTAGTTGCTTTCGCTTCAGTTAATACTTGATTGTACCATGTCATGGCATTTTCTAACATAACCATTAGATCCTGCACCGATTCGCAATGCCACTTGCGTAGAGCTTTGTTGATACGGCTGTTTGGATCACGTTTAGTTTTTGCACCAGCACGATGTTTCTTCATGCCCTTCATTCGAGCACAAAAACTCTTACGACGCTTAGAGGCTTTTGACCCCTTCTTTAACTTGCTAGGTTTTGTAGTAACGGCAGTCTGTAGTTTAGAGCCAGGATGACTACGGCGATAAGACGCAACACCCTTTTTATTTAGGCCGCCATTTTTGTTTTTGCCTTTACTGGTTTGCCAGGCTTCAGCTTCTACAACAAAATCTGAACTTTTCATATTACTTGATGCTTTCTTTTAATTCGTCAACTAAACTATTTAGTTTTTTGCTTTTTTCGTTCTGTAGCTTAGTCCAGTAGTCGGTGGATTCATCTACATGTTTAGGTTTCTTATGTGCCTTCTTCATAGCAATAGCAATAGCGGCCTGCTGTGCTGGGCTACCAGCTTCTTTCATAATAGGCATAAGTGTAATTTTATCCGCTTTGGTTTTGTCGCCCTGATTATATAACTTCTTCTTCCAGTTATCGTGGAATTGACGAGCTTGTTCATAGTAGTCAAATTGTTTAACAGGTTTACCAGCTAGACAAACAGCATATGGTTCTACTTTTTTAAAGTCTTGATATCCCTCTGCTACACCCTGTTTTAATTTGCGTTCATAATCAGCTATAATCTCATTGCGATATTGTGGACTTTGTGCAATAGCACGATTGATATGATCAGGATATACAGGAGTCTTGGCTTGTCGGTTTACTACTGCATGGTGACGTGGATCTGGATCATCTTCCCATTCGCCATCATCAAAATCATTTTCAAATTTCATATTACCACCAATTGGACTTGCGCTATCGTTAGCCATAAAGTCATTACTGTCTTCATCAACACCTGTTAATGCTATCACAGGATCTGCACTTTCTTTAGCCCATTGATCGTGCTCGCTTGACCAGTCGTTTGTACCATCATACCAACTGTCTTCTTCAAGTCCAACCATTGTATACTTGTTAGCAGGATCTCTAACACCAATCTGCATGCCAGGATATTTGTTTTTGATAGCCTGTGCGTGACGCTGTGCCAACTCTTGTGACTCATGCGACTTAATAGGTACCCAATCTGCTCCTACACGTTTGCATACAGTATGATACCCTGCCGCATTAGGTACTGTAAGTCCTCGAATAGCTAGGTCTTTCATGCCGCCTTCTTCTAATTCACCTTGATTGGGATCGGATACAGGTTTAACATAAGCGCCTTTGTTGGTAAGATATTCGTGAATAAACTGTAACAAATAACTAGGATTACCAAATAGATTTAACACTAGAGTCTTTTTAGTTTCTGAATCAGGCATTGCAGATAGGATGTCCATGACACCTTTAATCTGTTTGCGTTTGATTTTGATTGGAATCAAACTGCCCGGAGCTTCAATATCTACTGTATCGTGATTCGCTACATACGCATTGACAAATTTTTGTAAATTATCATCTGCTACTTGTTTAACAAAAGGAGTTGGGTTAACAGCTTCTGCTACCTTTTGTCCACCCACTAGACTTAATAAACTAGCCGCTTTTTGTTGTCTTGCTGTACCTAGGTCTTTTACTTTACCTGCACCAGTAGTGGGCTTTGGTTGAACAGTGGGTTGATTAGCAGCCCAATTAGTAGCTGGTTGTGTTTGATACTGAGCCAATTGTTGTTTTGGACTTACTACTCGTCCTGGTGTTTGTGTCAATTGACTAGCCATCTGACCTAGTGCAGGACTTGCAGTAGGTTCTTGAGTTGTTTGAGCAGTAGGCTCTTGTGCCGTTTGTTGAGTCTGTTGAGGCTCGGCGGCAGTTGATGATGTTCTTGGAACAATAAATGTAGGAGCTGTTCTTGTTTGTGCAGGCTTAGTTGAAGCCTTAGGAGTTCCAGTAACTGGATTAAATAAGTCTTTGGGTTTTTGTGTTACCTTAGGTTCTTCTCCACGCTCAATATCCTGTGCAGCACGTGCTTGCTCGGGCGGTGTAAGATCCATACCGGCAACTTTTTGTGTAAAGTCTTGGAAACGACGTTCTTTGTCTTGTACAAACTTGTTAGTAGAATCGATCTGTTTATATAAATCTTTTTCTTGTTTTTGCAGTTGATCAATTTGTTGTTGCTGTTGTTGATTTAACTGATCAGTTTTCCAACTGTGCGCCGCCAGGGCTTCTACATCATTAGCACCGGGATATTCTTTACGTGCAGCATCAATGGCCTTGCGAGTATCTGCATACTTAGTAGTTTTATAAAGATCTTTATCCTGAGATTTCTTTGCGCTAGCTTTTGCTTCTGCAAAGGTCAATGGATTAACTAAGTCGTACAAATTCATTATAGTGTTCCTGCTGATTTCTGTTTAATTTGTTGTAGGTTTTGAATTAACTTGTTAGCATCGGCTGGATTGGCATTTACTAGAGCATCTTCAACACCCTTGCCAAGAGCACCAACAATCTTCTTACCAGTCTGATCCATACCAGCTCCAGTAGTTGGGTTGACATTAGGATTCTGTGCGTTAGCTACAGCAGTCTTGGCAGCTTGACTTGCACCAACTCCAGTTTTAATTCCAACTAAATTTTGTAACTTTTGGAATGCTTGACCAGTCTGTGCTGTTTGCTGAGCCAGTTGTCTTTGTTTAATAGGGTCTTGACCCTGAGGAGGATTATTTGCACCAGCTTCTTTTACTGTTTCTTGTTCTTTTACAAATTGTTCCCATGCGGCCATTAGTTCTTCTTCTAAGTCACCGTTTATTGGACTGCGACTATCATCAGGACCTGCACCCTGTACATAGTTCATCTCTAGGCCACTTTCTTCCATACCGCCTACACCCATACCTGGCTTAGGTGGGTTAGGATCAGTACCTTTCCAATAGCCACCAAACTTTGCACCCGATGGATGCTTTTCAGCATCAGCCATAGAACCTTCATCCATGTCGCCCATGATGTTGTCCCAAAATTCTGCGTGCTCATGTCCCCATTTTTCACAGAACTGATCACGTGTCATGCGCTCGGCATCACGCCACATGGCTTCTTTGGTCATGCCTTCATCTAAGCGTTTGAATGTCTGCAGAATGTTGTAAAAATTATTATCCATTACTTAGGAGCCTTAATTTTAACAGGACCGCCTTTGGTCATTTGATTAGTATAGGTCTTTTGACGCTTGATCATTTCGGTAGGCATATTACCCTGCTGAGAAAAACTTACGGCAACACTAGGGCTACCAGTAGCACCAGCAGTGGCATTTTCATTCAGACTTTCAGTGAACATACGTTCTGCATCTCTAGCATCAAATCCTGGAACTTCTGGTTGATGTCCCATTTCGTGCTGACTTTTTAAATAATCAGTAACAGCATCAATCATACCTTTGGCAACAGCAATTTTTTCCTGGCACCATTCTGGGATATCTTCGTTATTTTTTAAACTTTTGGCTAGTTCAACTGCATCGCGAACCATAGTATGTAGGTTATTTTTGACCATACCCACTTCGTCACTATACTCGTACTTTTCTGCTGATTCTGCGTATTTGTTAATAAAGTCTGTAGTTTTCATAATATAATTCCGTTGTTAGTGTATTTATTCTGTTGTTGTAAACTCGTTTGCGGAAACAACATCATCTACTGTTATGTTCTTAGTCTGTATGCTTCCGCTTGAATTTATCTGCTCTACTCGTAACACATGTGATCCGGGCAGTAAATTTACTATAATATTTTCACGCACAAATACTTCGTGAGCTGACCAAATAAAATCTCGTTCAGTTAATAAATCACGGTCTACATATATGCGATATGTGGGATTAGATTCTCCTCGACGTGCATATACATCTACGGTGATTTTATGTTCGGTCATGGGTTAAATGCTAACTTAGCACGTTCTGCTTTAAGTTGCTCAATTCGTTGTTTGAGCTTTTCTTTATATTCTGCAGGTAATTGTTCTGTAGTAATACGTTGTTTAATTTCGTCAATTAAATTTCCTAAATGCTCGATCTCTCGCATAGTTAAACGATCAACAGCACTGGGCTCTGTTTCTGCTAAATCAAATGCTTTAAGGCTTTTTTTAATCTGTCCGGGACGCACATCTTTAGTCAAACTCATTGAATAGCGTGGATCATTGGCCTGTGCTTTACTAGCAACAACACCTACACCCGCGGCTTCACCAACTGGTTCGGGTTTTCCTACCTTTTGTAGCTGGGCTTTATTTTTTAACTGTGGTGGTTCTACAGATTTTGCTGGCAACAGTTTATTATCCATAATCTGTTGAGCTTCGTGAGTATAACGTCCGTACAAATCTTTGATTATTTGTTGACGTTGAGCATTATCGGCTTTTGCGTATAAATTTCTAATGCTAGTAGCACCAGTAATTTTTTGTCCTAGTATTTCAAATTCTTGTACTTTGACAGTTTGAACGTATGCGTGTTTATCTGCACTTTCAACTGAGGTTTGATCATTGGGTAAGGGTTGTAATTTTTTTGGAGTACCGTCTGATTTTGTTCCGCCATTGAATAAGCCTGGTTTTTCATCTACGTCTTTTTGGCTTACAGGGAAGATCATAACAGTATGGCTAAGATCATTGATTCCCAGTGCTTTGGCAGCAACATCGGGGTTATAGTTGTTTGATAACTGTAGTATGCGATCAGATGGAATTCCCAACAAGTTCATGAAATAAACTCGTTCGGAAAGTGTAAAAGGACTGTCTGGGAGTTCTACTTTACCGCTGGTGCCAATATAGACATTTTCACGTCCGTATGTACCAACTAGGTTGTTGTAGACTGCAGCATGTCCGCGATGGAAGGGCTGGAATCTACCACAAAAAATAACAACAACACGCCGTTCGGCTAATTCATTAATAAACATAGTAACAGTTCTCTATTACTATATTTATCTTTAAATGTTTTCAAGCAACCATATGTAAAAGGGTGATTCGACCGGTAAGGTCCACGAGCCGTTCCATCCTAGATCTACACAGTTATCAAGCACAGGCCTGGAGGGATCGTCCCCAACAAATGTGCTTTTTCTCCACGTTAATTCACCTATATCAATATCGTCAATCTCAACGCTATCAATATGTAATAACATGTCTTTGACAATCACAAAATCTTCTTTGGTTTCGTCATCTTTGACCACTTGATCATTGGTTTTATTTTCAAATCGAATCGTAAGTTTACAGGGACCTTCATCAACTGAAACATCAAATTCAACAAATTCAACTATGCCCGACTCTTGGGAGATAATACCTTCGGAGTATTTTGTGTCATTTACTAAGACAGTATACTGGGGTTTTTTATCCCAGTATACGCCCGAAAGACCAATTTTAAAATGAAGATTTTCTGTACTAGACATTGTTATGGTGTTGGTGTTGCTTGTAGTGCTTTTTCCATTTGAGCACCCTGTGCTTTTAGTGTATCTTCAATGATACCCATGCTACCACGCTGACCGATAGCAATCTTATCTAAGTCACCAGCATATTCGTAATGTCCAACGTGGTTCAACAATACTTTACTGTGTGCCCAAATTTCGCCACCTAGTTCTTGCCAACGACGGCAGAATAGCCAATCTTCTGACAAATAGTGACCACGTTCGTCGATCTTGCAATCGAAGATTGAGTACATCATTGGCTCGTACTGCTTACCTAGACCTACATCGTCTACATATTTGCACTCTGGATGTGCAGCAATTAACTTTTCATATACTGAACGTTTGAATAGTAAGAAGCCTGTGCCCATTGTATCTACTGTAAAGATATCGCCTTGAATCTTAGTCTGTGGCATCAAGTTAATAACATAACTTACAGGTAGGGCCTTCTTAGGATACAAGCCACCGATGACTTCTTTATCGTAAGCCAACATACTTAGAATTGATTCTGGTTGGAAACGAATATCAGCATCAATAAACATGAAGTGAGTGGCCTGTGTGTTAGTCATCATCTTAGCCATTAAATTGTTACGAGCACGTGTTACTAATGATTCGTTAACCATTGTGTCTAATGACCAATTTAGACCAGCTTGTGCGGCTAGTAATGTAAACCGTAGGAAGCTGGTCATTGTTGGTTCTGAAACCATACCACCATAGCATGGGATACCAATGTGCAAGTGAATTTTGCTAAAGTCAAACGGTTGACCTTGACCTTGTGGTTGTGCCACTGGAGCAGCGGCTGCTTGTTTTTGTTTTGCGGCTGCTGCTTTGATTAAATTCACAGCATCGGCTTGACTGATTTTCTTATCGCTCATTGATATCTCTCTTTAGTTAATTGATTAGGCTGATGTTACTTCAACAAGTGTGCCTGCACCTGCTAATTCTTGTACTACTGCTTCTAAACTAGTAATTAGGTCTTCATTTACGGCTGTACCAGCGGTGTCTGAATCTTTAATTAATTTACTGATTTTAATAACCAGCACATCTTCTTGTAATTTTGCCATCACAGGCTCCTTGAATAATATGCTATTATTTATCGGCCACTACAACCAGCTCGTGAATATTTGAAACCAAACCTGGAGAAATTAATGCAATAAAAGTAGTGACACTAGGATCATTTGTGTAAAAATATCCATTCCACATGTAGCTACTAGATTTGGTTAGCATGGTCAAAAATCCATTGGGTATTTTAACCATTTCTGGCCCAAGAGAATTAAGATAGTTTAGTATGCTGTCCTTAACGTCTTTCGAATACTTACCATCACGGAGCACAACTTTATGGCTATAGCCAAGATTCTTTTTGCGTATAATAGCACCAGAATCTAATAAATTCTTTGAAGTATCATCTTCTGGGCCAGTGATATTTTCAATATAGACGTGGTCTTTGGGACTAAAATATGTATCAATTATAGTTGTTAATTCTTCTTCGGAATTAGCGTATAGTTGTAGTCGAGGCTCTTCAATTCGCATTTTAATATTAGGTAATCGCTGATGCCTTAAGGCTTTCATACGCTCAAGGAATTCAGGATCAGCCTTGTCTATATTTTTTGCTAGTCTTTCTCCCCACCATCCTTTGATATTTACGGATAAGACTCTGCGATGTTCTAATTCATCAACCACTGACCTTTTACTGTCTACAGCACGACCAGCTGGACAAAATACGATTAATCTATATAGATACCGCCCATAAAACTTTTTAGAAGTATGATCCCGTACAATCTTAGGATTGTACAGAATCCATTTTGATATATCCATTAGCATCAATCATAGGAGTTGCTGGGATAAATTGACCCAGAGCAGTAAATTCAAAAGCATCATCCCGCCAATCGACTTCAATTACGGTGTGTGCAGGAATAGTGTCGAACAAAATCTTTTTACTTAGTGGTACTTTAATCAAATCGTTAATCTTACGACCTAAAGGACGAGCACCCATTTTACTATCGTAGCCAACTTCAGCTAAATGATCTGTTGCTGCTTCAGTTAACCGAATCTTCAGTGATTTTTCACTTAGTAGATCATTCATTTCGTTAATAAACTTAGCAACAATCTTCTTAATACTGATAGTATCTAACTTATTAAACTTACAAACACCATCTAAACGATTGCGGAACTCTGGTTTAAAGAAGTCTTTAACTGCTTTGTCATCTTCACCAGACTTTTGTAATTCACGACCAAAGCCAATGTTATTACGTTCGTTATCTGCAGCACCAAGGTTACTGGTAAGAATAATAATGGCGTTACGTGCATCTGCTTTTTTACCGTTACTACTTGTAATAGTACCTTCGTCCATTAACTGTAGTAAGATATTCATTACATCCGGGTGTGCTTTTTCGACTTCGTCAAATAGAACAACACAGTTAGGATTCTTTTCAATGTCGCTGATTAATAATCCGCCACCAAGATTTGAGTCATCATATCCAACATAACCTGGAGGAGCACCAATTAATTTAGCGGCTGCATGCTTTTCTTGATATTCACTCATATCGTAACGTAGCATCTTCATGCCCATACCTTCGGCCAACAATTTAGCAAGTTCTGTTTTACCAGTACCAGTTGGTCCCAGGAATAAGAAATTACCAATTGGTTTGTTCATTGATTTTAGTCCAGCACGTGCTACATAAATTTTATCCAGGACTGTATCTACTACAGAATCTTGTCCGTATAGTTTAGTTTTGATTGTTTCTTCCAGCCCCACAAGACTTTTAGTTGATTCAGATCCAATTTGTTCTGCGGGAATCTTAGTAAACTTACTGATAATGTCAACGATATGACTCTTACGCACAGTCCATGCTATGGCATTAATTTTTAATTTAGCTGCGGCTGTGTCAATTAAGTCAATGGCTTTGTCTGGTAACTTCTTGTCTGGTTGATAACGAACACTCAAATCAACAGCGGCATCAATAGCTTCATCACTGATTGACCCTTCGTGGAATGCTTCAAAATATTCTTTAAGGCCATGTAAGATTTCTTTAGCTACTGCGGGAGTTGGTTCCTCGATGGTCATACGTACAAAGCGACGCATAAGGGCACGATCTTTTTCAAATGATTGTGTGTATTCTTCCCAAGTGGTTGATGCAATAACTTTAATTTGTCCTTTGGCCAGTGCAGGTTTAATCATATTAGCAAAGTCTACTGAACTGTTACTAGCTGAACCAGCTCCACGCATTTGATGTGCTTCATCAATAAACAAGATGCACTTGCCTTTGGCCTGTAGTGCACCAATGACATCTTTAAACTTTTCTTCAAACTCACCACGATATTTAGATCCAGCAAGCAATGACCCAATATCTAAATTCCATACTGTGTAGTCGCGTAAGTATTCGGGAACACTACCCTCAACAATATTGCGGGCAAGTCCTTCGGCAATAGCTGTTTTACCCACACCGGCATCACCAACCATTAAGATATTACACTTGTTACGTTTGGCCAAGACCTGTGCTATTTCATCTAGTTCAAATTCACGTCCGACTACTGGATCAATTTTACCGTCTTTGGCCTGCACATTTAAATTTTCACAGTATTCACGTAGAATATCATCGGCACGTGCATTGGCCGGCAAACGTTTGGCTTTACTTTCTACATAATTTTGATTATAGAATTCAACCAATTGACTGCGTTCTAATCCATATTTGATAAAGAAATAACTTGCGTGGCTATTTGCTTCGCTGGCTATACTTAAAAAGATATCAATGACTTGTACATGATTACGTCCACTAAACAGGACCTGTGTAAATGCACGATTAAAAATTCTTTCAAGACTGTGAGTTTTCTTTGGAATATGATCTGCGTCAGGGGAAACTAGATATGTTTGTTTATTTAAATAATCCTCGAGGTCTTTAACTAGAGCATCAGCATCTATACCATAGGCCACAAGTAAATCATTAAATGGTTTAAATGTTACAAGTCCGTGTGTTAAGTGTTCTATGGTAACATATTCGTGGTTATAATTTTTTGCTAGATCAGTTGCACTAGCAATAATAACTTCAATTTCTGGATTGTGTTGGATCATAAAAATATTTATTGTGGATTAGTTAATGAACGAACTATTTCTAATTGTTCTGTAGTAAGGTTTTGTGGTACAGTCAATGCTACTTCAACGTATAAATCTCCTCGACGATCTGAATTTAATTCGTATAAACCTTGTTCTGGTAATCTAAATTTTATACCAGGTTGAGTTCCGGCAGGTAAAGTTAATATAAATGTTTTGCTATCTAATCCCACTATGGTAATATCACCACCTGCTGTTGCTAGTAAACAGTTTACACTAGCTCGGTGGTATAAGTCAATGCCATTGGTAATAAATCCGTCGGCATTATGTACTTTAAAATGAACATAAAGGTCACCTCGAGGTAAAGTATTGAATAAATTATCTCCAAGTCCGGAATATTTAATTTGTGTACCATTGGTCACACCCCTTGGTATTTTAACTTCTACTGTTTCACGATGACCGTTAGTAGTCTGTACACTGATAGTTTTTGATTGTTCTTCTAAGGTTGTAACTAGGGGTAATGCAATTTCAATACGCAGGTCTTTGTTGCGTCTTTGTTGTTGTCTAGCTTGTGCAAAAGGATCTCCGCCAAACCCAAAACCAAAATTTCTAAATATTTCGTCAATGTTGGGATGATTCACGCCACCACTGTGCCAACGGAATATCACATTCTCATCACCGACACCACCACCAAAGCCATTACGTTGCATGTCATAGTGTTGACGTTTATTTGGGTCACTGAGTGTGTCGTATGCTTGTTGTATTTCTTGAAACTTGGCCTTGTCTCCACCCTTGTCAGGATGATGCTGACTAGCTAGTTTTCGATAAGCTCGTTTGATTTCGTCGGGAGAAGATTTGTCCCCAACCCCTAAAATTTCGTAATAATTCATAGTGCTATTATAAATGAAAAAGCCGGCAGAGTCAACTTACCGGCTATCAAATTGTAGAAAATGGATTATTTCTTTTTCTTGGCAGGTGCAGTTGGTTTATCGTCTGCAACCTTGATTGATGCTTCTGCTTTTTTATGCTTTTTAATTTCTTTTTTTGGAGTAGCGGCAACTGCTGTAGTAGCGATCATCGCCATGATTAAGATTGATAATAGTTTTTTCATTTTTATATTCCTTACATT